CTTTAGCTACTCCAAAGTTCCCTTAGTATCTTGACAGTTTCAAATGAATAGATTCCACTTACTTTATCACCATACTGATTGAACATGAAGGTACCAGTGCCTGATCCTTTATCTAACATATTAGCGTATTTAGAAGTTGATCCTCTGGAAAATTTTAACTTATATTTATCTTTACTATAAACGTACTCGACCAGTTTTCTGAAGAGTGGATGGTACTTACAGTTTTCTAGAATACTAATAGTGCGAATACTATAGTAATCTTGACCTATTAATCCATAATCTTCGAAGTCTGAATATCTTTCCTGGAAACATATTCTACCAATAGCTCTGAAGGTTGAATATATTCCACCAATTAGTGAACCTCTTTTATAATCTATATGGTAAAGTTTCTGTAAATAGACTAAGTAGTTACTACTGAGGTCACTTTTAGATTCATTTATGCTCAAACCGAAGTTTGCGAACTTACGCTTAAGCTCATCTAACTTTAAATCGGTTATGCAGTAGGCTCCATCATCACCTTGAATCTGCATTTCATAATCCTCAATCCCACACGATTTAGCGATTAGATATTGCACTAATGAATCAACTTCATTGGTGAAAGTCGATCCAGAAGGAACTCCATGAATACCAGATATAATACCATCTGGAGTTATAACACCTATACCACTAAATCTATTAGATATATAATCGATCGCGTTGTGGTCACTTATAACGAATTTCTTCTTTATATAGTTGAAAGCGTCCTTCTGTAATCCTAGGGATATTGAAGCATCATAAGAAGTGAAATCGACCGAAAAGAAAGATTTTCTATTGTAGATCCCGTCCTCTACCATTCTAGTGATCTCTTTATCCACATTATCTGGAGTAGTAAGTGCTGACCTCCATATTAGTTTCTTTTGATACTCCAAAAGTGGTTGATAGATTTGCATTTCGATAAGAGTATCTAAAAGAGGATAGCCCCAAACGTTCCTCGTTTTATCACCTTCTTGCGTCCTAGTGAATAGCACACATGGATATTCATTATTTAAAATGTTGTCATAATTTTCTATAGTTTTATCAATCACTTTAGATTTTCTGACATAATAGGGCATACCTGAATTAGTATTTGGTTTAAGATACTTCTTAGCAGTATTTAAATTTATAGAATTCAGATTACTTTTAACTACACCATCATAATTTATTGAAATATCGCTGGTAGACTTGAAATAGTCATATAAGCTATTCTTTCTCTCAGACCAAGGCTTAGCAATTGATCTGGGACCGAATTTAAGTTTATTTGAAATCTCAATATCATCAAGCTCTCTATTTATCAACTTTCGATTATTATCATAGATCGAAATCCAACCACTGATAATGGATTCAGGTTTATTATCCCTCGCTAAAGGTGTCATAAATATCTCATCTGACCCAACTGATAATCTTGCTAAGTGCATACCAAGTCTTCTCCTAACTTCCGATGATATATTTAGGCCATCAAGAAAACCGAATTTATTCAAGGAACTTGTTGCTATACTCTCTTTTGATTCGTCTAAATTGCTTGTTTCTGGTAGCATAATATTTCACTTCATTATTATGGTTTAAATATTTAGTTACTTCATTTTCTTTTCATCACCCTTACTTTTGCCACCTGATTTTCTACCTTTTCTTCTTCTTCTAGGTTGTTCCTTACCATAAGCTTGTCTTCCTTCTATAATACCAATACTGTCTATAGAGAATAGCCATTCAGCAGCCTCAAGAGCTGTTTGATAAGTAGAGTATTCGCTAAAATTATAAACTGGTTCAGCACCTATAGGGCAAACCTGATATAAGAAGTTAGTAGTATCGATTATAGAATAGTTATTGGTAAAGCCAACACCTGTAGCTATTTCCTGAGTAGCGTAAATAGGTTTAAAGCCTCCAGTACTGGCAGTATATGCCCATTGATTGTAAAATCCTGATTCAGCACTATATTCAGTAGGAAGTACTGAGTATAATGAAGGTGCATAAACTAAATTCCCATCAGCAACTGAACCGCTAGTGTAGAAAGCACCTAATGCAGTAACTATACCGTCTAAGTCTTCAGTGAAACTAGAGTAATATGGACTGTCCGTAAATTGAGGGTATGTATGAACATCACCAGCAATTTCAACATACACTGGAGTATTACTAAACCAAGTCATAAAATCAGCGTCATGTAGTGGCGCAGAGTTACTTGATGGCATATTTGGAACTATCCACTTTGGACAAGCTCTAGCTAGTAATGAATAAGTGTTGTTGTACGAATTTAATGCGTCTAAGGCACTACTAATGCTGCCAGAATCAGGAAAGAAGTTCCCAGCTGTATTAGCGACCATATCACAAGGACACTGCTTGATAATAGTTGATAGAGGCATTGGTGAATTCTTATAAGTCTGAGAAATCCAATAGCAAAGTAACCTAGCGTTAGGTGGTATTGGTATACCACTCAAAACGTATCTTAAATTCGATAAATTATATAAATCTGTCGAAGTTAAATTCTGTCTTATAGCTATCATACCTGCATTCCTGTTAAGTGGGTTTGCTGTATAGGCTAATACAGAGTCAAAGAATAAATAAACTTGCAAAGCGAACATCGTGGCATTTAGTGATCCAATTAGGTTAGTAGTATTAACATAAGTGGCATTTACACTAAAAGAAACCGCTCTTTGAACTGCATTATAAAACACTGATTGAATAGCTGTATTTATAAAAGAGTACAAGTCACGGCTAGTGTCAGTCGGTAATTGAACCGCACCCATAGTAAACGCAGTTGGTGTATAGTATGTAGTGGCAAGACCTGGACTGGTCAACCATTCCTCATATATGCTAGTATAAACATTAGGATCTATGTCCGTATCTATCATAGTCTCTATAGGACTAGTTGCATAGTCTAATCTGCCAACCATATTTCTACCACCAGCGAGCTGTTGCTCATCAGAGAATTTGATTGCCCCGCCGCCTCCACCTGCAGGTGTGTCTGGAGTACCTATAACCACGTCTATCCCAGTAATGTTTGAGATTGTATCAGTAACTGCCCCTAATGCAGCTTCACCACCTACTTTGGCCGCTTCTTTAGCTGCCTCGCTCAGTGCCTGATCCACTGATTTACCAGCCGAAATTGAATCACCAAATTTCTTGGCACCTCCAACAGCGGCTGCCCCAGCGGCAGTACCTAATACGTTCTTAACAGCTTGGGGTATAGGGTTGCCTGTACCAGCATTAACTGAGTAGAAATTAGCGTCTCTGGAACCAAATCCTCTTGGCGTTGCTCTAAAACCTCCTGTTCCGAATGCGTTTGCTGATGTCATCATTTAAAATTTATTTAATTAATAACGCCCATATGTAAAAGCCGGGTCTTTGGCTAAATCCTG